TGTTGAAGTAGGTCGTCAGGTCGAAGTCCAGGCGCACCTCGTGATACTGCAGGGCAATCAGAGGCCGGTACAGGCCTGGGTTGCGGTTGAAGAAGAAGATCAGGGGCAGGTACACACGGTAGGCGGTGGTGCCGGTGGAGGACTGGGTGGCTGCTGGGGCAGACGTCATCTTGCCGTAGTCAGCCTTGTCGTCCTCACCCAGGAACACCTCGGAGTACAGACGCCACCAGGTCTGGAAGTGCTTGTCGATGCGCTGACCACCGATGGTCAGCTCGACGGCGGCAATGGCACGCTCAGCGATCCAGCACACGTCCAGACCGCTGTTGTTGGAAGTCAGGTTAGCATCCACAAAGGTATTGGGAGCCAGGGCCACGTACATGTTGCCGACCAGGTCGCCGTTGCGAGCAATCGTCACCGACACGCGGCCGGAAGAGGCTGGCGAACCGTTCACCGTCTGCTGGATGTTCTCCATAGCAAAGTTGGTGTGACGCTTGTACACAGCCTGGAAAAAGGTAACCTTGGGGTTACCGGTCAGGTAAACATCCTGAGCACCGTAAGCAACTAACTGCATAAGACCTCCAGCCATTTTGTACTAGTACCCAAGAAAAAAATTTCGAAAGACCAAGTGCGTATCAGCGCGACTGAAAACTTCTCGGTCCATATAAATGTCTGATGCTGGAGATGATGATCAGTTTAACCCCGAAGAGATGATGATGGATGACGGCCCTGATCTTGGAGACATTCTGGGCAGTATGCTCATGGACGACGAAGGCAAGAACATCGTCAATGTCCTGAGTGAGATCAAGAGTCAGATGGAGCTCCAGAACCGTCTGCTGATTAAATTAATTAGCGCTGTGTCTGACATGAAGCCAAAGCCAGCTTCGGCTTAAATTAATTGTATTAAAGAGTGAAGTTGTAGAGTAGTTGGGCAGTAGCCCATCTGACCTTAGCTCAATTGGTAGAGCGAAGGACTGTAGGCATCCGCCTGCTCTGGATGGTCATTCATCCTTAGGTCGCTGGTTCGATTCCGGCAGGTCAGACGACCGGTTCCATCGTATAATGGTTAGTACACGAGACTCTGAATCTCGTAATGGGAGTTCGAGTCTCCCTGGAACTATTCGACCTGGACATGTCGCTAAAAGGTTTCGACTCTCTGAGTAGGGAGAGTCGTTAAATTCCCCTATAACTCAGTAGGTAGAGTGTGTGGCTGTTACGAGGAGTGCAAAGCACTCCTCGCCGTGGGACCACAATGTCGCAGGTTCAATCCCTGCTGGGGGAGCTTTTTATGAAAAATGTCCTTTTTCATAAAAAGCCTAAAGAGTAAACTCGTTATTTATTAAATGCTTAATCCAAGAAATTTGGCCCAAAAACGATATCTCGATCTTCTGACTTCACGCGTTCCAGTTGTTATTGGAACCGGACCCGCTGGAACTGGTAAGACTATGTTAGCGTGTAATGCCGCATCTAAAGCACTTGCAACTGGACGTGTTCAGAGGCTTATATTGACTCGACCTGCGGTGAGTGTTGATGAGCAGCATGGATACCTCCCGGGAACTCTGGATGAGAAGATGGAACCTTGGACTCGTCCTCTTTTTGATAGTTTGTATCGTTTCATCCATCCAAAGAAAGTGAAGGATATGATGTATGATCATCAGATTGAGATTTGTCCGTTGGCGTATATGCGCGGACGGACATTTGACAATGCTTGGGTCATTGGAGATGAGATGCAGAACTCGACGCCTGGTCAGATGAAGATGCTACTGACTCGAATTGGCGAAGATTCTAAGATGGTTGTTATTGGAGATATGGGTCAGCATGAAAGAGGATTTGAACAGAATGGATTGAAGGATCTTGTGCAGAGACTTTCATATGATATAGAAGATATTGCTACTGTTAATTTTAGTGAAGATGATGTGATTCGTAATGAGGTTATCAAGAAAATTCTCAAAATGTATAAAGAGTAGTACCGTATATATAATATGGATTTTGCATTATTCGATTTTAAGAGGTTACTTCAACCACCACTTGTCGTTGAACCGGAACATGTCGAACTCGACGACACTTGGCACGAGTTTGAAAAAGATTTGTCTGAATTCAAAACAAAGTATCATGCAGAACGTGTTGAGTTGTCAAAACTTTTGGGAATGTTGACCAAACATAGAGATGAATTGAATATGATTAAGCATACCATAAATAGTATTTATAACCAGGATACTATTGATTTGCTCAAAGAGGTTTATAACAAGAGATCTGAAAATTCAAAGATTGAAGAAATTGAACAGAATGCAGCTATAGTGTGTGGAAAGGTGAGAGCTATGAAAAAGATTCTGCACGATACAAATGCTGAAAAGTTTAATCGTTTCCTATGTTCAATTTGTATGGATAATATGGTTGATACATTTTTGGACCCGTGTGGTCATGTGTTTTGTGAACACTGTTTAGTAAAAACTATAAATAGGACCAATTGTCCAGGTTGTAGAGCTTTGATAAACCAGCCTAAAAAGATATACACGATATAAGGTATGGATGTATTAACGTCTGATTATCAGACTGTAAGTGTTCCAAAACAAGTTTATGAAAAGAGTGAGATTCTAAAGTATACATTTGAAGAGTTTGGAAAAGACACTATATTTCCACTTCCGAATGTAGACTCGTCAGTTCTAAATCTCATCATTCACTATACACTCAATGACGTGAAGATTACAGAGAATCGTGAAAATTTATTTGCCATGGCAATGGCTACAGATTTTTTGAATATGCCAGAACTGCTTGATAAGACGTGTATAGAAATTGCCGAGATTCTCAAGGGAAAGTCACCTAAAGAAATTAGGAGCATATTAAATATAAGCTCCAATAACACAATCGGTTAGTGTATCGGTCTTATGAAAAATGAAATTTTTCATCCAAGAGAGCCGAAAATCCGAGTTCGATCCTCGGTTGGAGCAGAAGAGCTTGCTCTTCGCCGGGAAACCTTCAGTTTCCCTTCAGGCCTTGTAGCATAATCGGATAATGCACTCGCCTTCTAAAGAGTGGCTTTGCCACTCCCCGGCTGCGAGCGAGAGACTGCGGGTTCGACCCCCGCCAGGGTCACTTAAAAAATGTCAACCATTATATCCTAATGGTTGACATTCGTCGTTTTGCTATGCGCATGAAATTATATAAAGTAGGTGGATCACCGGTTCACCATTGTGCCATTTTGGTCAAGCATCTTGCACAGGCTGGTATTACATCCAAGATTATCAAGGGCTTTTGTGTAACACCAGGGGAAGTGTGTGAGCATTACTGGGTTCGGACGCGCGACGAGGGTCTTGACCTCGACATTGCTTTTGAAATGGCGTGTTTGTATTCTCCAGATCTCAAAGATATTCAGAAGATGTTGCTCGAGCAGATTCCCGAGGAGCTCAAACACGTCGAGGTGATCAAGGCTGATGAGAGCGCAACTCTTTTTGAGCTTTATGAAACTGATCCGAAAACTTTTTGGAACGAGTCACCTCTGAGTGTACGGACATTCCATCCTTGATGATTTGGTAAGCACCGATCAGAGCCTTGTGTTCTATATATGAAAAATACAGCAATCCGAGCATGTTAAAAAGTCGTATAAAAATTCTAAGCGTCAAATTAGTATGATGACTGATCCCATTCTTACTCCATCGACGGACAGATTCACTGCGTTTCCTATACAGTACCCAGATCTCTGGGCGCTGTATAAAAAGTCGGTGGCAAGTTTTTGGACTGCAGAAGAGATTGACCTTGGTGGAGATGTCAAAGACTGGGGAAAACTAAGTGAGAATGAGAGACATTTTATCAAAATGGTCCTGGCCTTTTTTGCAGCCAGTGACGGTATCGTAATGGAAAATATAAACTTGAATTTTGGTACTGAGGTTCAAATTCCAGAGGCGCGCGCTTTCTATGCATATCAGACATTCAATGAGGCGGTTCACTCTGAGACGTATTCACTCATGATTGACAAGTTGGCTAATAGTGAAAAAGAACATTTGTTTCGTGCAATCGAAACTGTACCAGTCGTCAAGCAAAAGGCTGAATGGGCTCAGAAATGGATGAGTTCGGAAGCGCCATTCGCACAGCGACTTGCAGCCTTCATGTGTGTCGAGGGTATCTTTTTTTCAGGGTCGTTTTGTGCCATATTATGGTTGAAGAAACGCGGACTAATGCCGGGCCTTTGTTTTTCAAACGAGTTGATTAGCCGAGATGAGGGGCAGCACCTCGAATTTGCAGTGGCGCTGTATAGTCACTTGATGGAAAAGACTGACCAGGTTCCTGAAATAATTAAGAGTGCAGTTGCGGTTGAAAAGAAATTCATCACAGAAGCCATCCCATGTAAGCTTATTGGGATGGATTCAGAGAAGATGAGTCAGTATATTGAGTATGTTGCTGATCGCCTGCTAAAGACTCTGGGCTACGCACCTCTTTGGGAAACTCCAAATCCATTTGACTGGATGGAGAGTATTAGTCTGGAAGGAAAAACCAACTTTTTCGAAAAGAGAGTTGGTGACTATTCAAAACACGTTGATAACAACGGTATTAGATTTGATGAAGATTTCTAGTTGCGAATGCCCTCCTCAGCGTAGTTGCGAATGCCCTCAACCATCTCGGCATAGTCCTCATAAGTCTCTGGGTCGGCGTATGAGTCCTCGGCATACTTCTCAGCCTCCTCATAGTCCTCGTAGGCCTCTGCTGGCTCGGCGTAGCCGCGGTAGCCACGGTACGAGCGGTAGCTGACGGCACGCATCACAGCACCGCTCAGGACCAGGAAGACCAGGCCGTGCAGTAGCAGACCTGCTGGAGTGGGGGTGCCGGCGTTGCTGGCCACCCAGGAACCCAGGACACCTGCAACAGTCTTGAACAGGAATGGGCTGGCAATCAGGGCAAACAGCAGAATAACTAACAGACGGCGAAGCATTTATAATGATCCAAGAAAAAGTTTACGAGCCTCGCATAAACTGACCTGAGGTTTTTTCAGTTGAGCGTTCACCTGATTATGGATAAAGACCGACCACTCAAATAGGTGTCGACTATCACCTGGTACTGGATACTGTCCCATAAGGGTTTGAAAATGAAGAGCACACATGAGACATGGCAAACGCTCATGAAAAGTCATGAGTTCCTGACGTGTCTCTTGCGTTGGATATAGAGCTTTTGTATGAAATTCGCGCCATAATGGAGGTCCCCAAATCTTTGGGTTACTCATCTACTGTTATTTCCGATTAAATTCCACCACGCAAACGGAGTACCAGATGTAGTGTGGACTCCTTCTGTACATTATAGTCTGCAAGCGTCCGGTCATCCTCGAGCTGCTTGCCTGCAAAGATGAGACGCTGTTGATCGGGCGGAATGCCCTCCTTGTCCTGAATCTTCGACTTTACATTTGCGATAGTGTCGCTCGACTCAATCTCGAGCGTGATCGTCTTGCCAGTCAGGGTCTTTACGAAGATCTGCATTGTTTACTCTATTAGCGGCACGATTCTTTAAGACTTTTTGGCGGCCCGACGTTTACGAGCCTCTTGCAGAAGCTGACGTCTGATGTTTTGTGCAATCAGATTCCGGGTTGCATTGTTATTCACATTCACGACATTACTAATTACAGTTCTGTTTCCTGGTTTATGTAAACTCGAACCTTTACCGATAATCTCACGGCACGTCGCAACTATATATACACCACGAGGACCTTTGTTTAAAACGTCCGAAAGCTTAAAAGCTCTTCCAAATCTATTTTTAAGATAGTTTCTAGAACCATTTATGTTAACCACATGTTTAACATTGTTGGATGTGAATGGTGTAGTTCTACTATGATTAGGTTTTAGTGGCAGTCGCCATATGTGACCACTTGATTCTCCAAGAAATGGAGCAGTCATTTCGACAGTTCCAACCGTGATACTATTCAAGACATTGTAAACGGGTGGTCTTGGAAACACAATCCATTGATCGAAAATACTTTCACCTTCGATATGGGCTCTCGATGCAAAGTCTGCATTATTCATCCCGTTTTCGCGAGCCGATCCTTTTATTAATCGTTCGACACTATCTTTTGTTTTCAGGTATTCCTTTTCGACCCGATTCGTCTGAGTCGTACCTAACAATTTTGTAGCTTTCGCCAAGAAAATAACAACCTTTCCGTCAGGAATCTTGACTTTCTTATTTGGAAAGCTACACATACCGTGTGCATCTATGTAATACGCACCAACGAATGGCGACGCGCCACCTCCAATTCTCTTGTAATTTGTATTCATCTGATTGGTTCGTTTCTTGTAAATTTCCAAAACTTTACGGTATACTGTTTCATTATTATTGATATTTCCGCCGGTGTTGTTTTCGAGGATTTTGTTGAGATATGCATTGAGCTTAGTTGTTGTTATATTCATTTTCTTGGCAAACTCTTGTACAGTCTGTGTGCATGGTATAGCTTTCTTTATAGAAAGTCCTCTAGCGTTGTTGCTTATACTTACTAGTTTCATACCACGTGTTTTATTACAGTTTGATTCTGCAATATTCATTATAATGGAATGACATTTTAAATGTTGAATGTGCTAAGAGTTCCTGAAATACCACTTTGACGCGACACTGGGATAGACATGTCAAGAGGATCTCTCAGGGTGTATCCGCTACGTTTAGACTTGAGCTTCATGAGCAAAAACGCGAGGAACATGAAAAGCAGGGTGCTCTTGAAGATGTTGTTACCGGTCAGATTGCATACTGGAGGCGAAGAGACGACAAAGAAAATCAGGCCACTCTGAAGGGAGCGCGACACAAGGCACTTGTTGCAAGTTCCATATGAGCAGTGGCAAGTCATTTACTATATAGCAAGATTTTAGACAAAGTGACGAAGTCACTTTTGATATGGGTTTACGGTGCCACTGAATTACAGCCGCTTAGAGAGTACAGTGGTATGTATAGTAGACAATGGCCACTATCTCCAAGTTTACGTCCTTCAATGCTTCCGATGTTCGCTTCAGCGAGGTGAAGAAGAACAAGATGGGTGGAAAGGCAATCTACCTGAGTGGCGCCAATGGCGGCAAGCTCGTCTACCAGCTGCCTCTGCTCAAGGCTCCTTACGGCCTGAGTGACTTTACTGACAAGGCTTCCGGCAAGGTGTCTTACTCGCTGGACCTGTCACTGGATGATCAGGATGTTCTGGCAAAGCTGAGTGCGTTCGATGAGCGCGTTCTGGACTTTGTGGCTTCCAACTGCGCAGCCTGTCTGGGCAAGGAGTACAAGAAGGATGTCATCAAGGAGGCGCTGCACAAGCCTCTGGTCAAGCAGAGCAAGGGTGGCTACGCGCCAACTCTGAAGCTCAAGGTGGCGACCAACCCTGATGGCAGCTTCGAGCCTGCAGCCTACACGATGGAGCAGGCTCTGACGAGCGTGGACAAGATTGGCAAGGGTACGATGGTTCACACGAT